GTCCCGCATGGGATCAGAGAGACTCACTCCGGCGAGACCATCACATGCGACCCAAGCCGAAAGCCCGAAGCCATCGCCGCGGACATCTGCAATCGCATCCTGCCCCATGCCCGCGCCCACCTGATCGAATCGGCGGAGTACAATCGAGAACGCCGCCAGGAAGAAGCAGAAAAGAATTTGAGATTACACTTTTTGAGAAAATACCTGCCGCGTGAATATCAAACCGATAAACTGTGCAACGCATCAAGCACGAAGCCGGCGAACATCTACGCACACCTCACTTACGATAATCTCGTAAATCTTGAAATCACGTTACCATTACGTGAAGCCATCCAAATATTGGAACTCTTGAAAGGAGAATCCCCACAATGAACAAGCAAAACCCACAAACCGAAGCAGTATTGAATGCGTTACTGAAAGAAGCGAAGCAATGGTACCAAAACGGGAAAGGCAGAATAAGCCGCGAGGAGGTGTCCGCATGGATTGACGGCGCAACAGCATCACTGGCAATAATTGATCACACCTACACTCTAAGCAATGCCGCGCTCGAAGCACTCGAAAAAATCTTCAAAGAGAACCAATGAACAGCTACGTTTACATCAAAGAACCAGGACTTTACACCGTAGGGTTTTACGACCCATCCGGTAAGTGGCAGCCAGAGAGCTACCATGCCAGCCAAGAAACAGCAGCCGAGCGCGTGCACTGGCTCAACGGCGGCAGCGACGACAACGGCGAAAACACAGCCGAAACCATCCGCAAGAATGCCGATGCCAAACGATGGGGTAAATAACATGGCCGCAAGTAGAATATCAGAACCAGGCACGGAATACGGGCCGTGCGCCGAGACATGCAATCATGTTGATTGCGCCAACACCCGCAAAATGGCAAGAGCACAGTGTCATTATTGCGAACAGGAAATCGGATACGAAACAAGGTTTTATATCGTTGACGATAACCTTGTCCATGCCAGTTGTCACGAACACGCAATTGAAACCGGAGAGTATGAAACATGAACGCCAGGAAACCCCACAACAACATACTAGGCTATGTCTGTGAGCTTCGCAACCGGCGAACCGGAATCGGCTTTGTTGTAATCTACGATCGCAATAAAGGCTTTGACTGCGACGCCGAGCACCGATATATAATCTCATGCGAAACACACAGCACGATGACAAGCGCTCCATCTATGCCCGCAGCGCGTCAGATTATGAAAGCCGTCGATTTTTGCGAGGATTGCATGAAGGCAGCAATACCATCATGAACGCCCAACCTCAACCCAAATCAATCCACGATCTATTCACCTTCTACCTATCCGCCGACCATATCGACCAGCCGCGCACCGTCACCGTGGACGTGGTAACAATCAAGGAAGTCTACAGCCCACAGCTAAACGCGAACGTTCCCTCCCTGGTAATCCATTTCAAGGACGCCCGCCGCAGCCTGAAGGCCAACAAGACGCACGCCGCGGCAATGTGGGAAATCACAGGCACAGACGACTATACCAAATGGACAGGCGCGCGCGTGACGTTGAGCAAAGAGCCGACCAAACGCGGCGGGAAATTTACGGTCAAAATCAGCAAGCCAGACTTGCCTACACAAGCAGGGCCGGAAATAACCGTGCCAACGGACGAAGGAGCGGACACAAAGAGAGCGCCGCACATCTCATAGTTGGCACTCACACCAATCCCCTGCCCCGAGGCAGGGATAATCCAAAAAATGTTGCAGAATTGCAGCAGGAAATCAGTATAATAAGATCATCCTATGCGCGCCGCCCGTCGCCTTGTAACGGGACAGGAGAAACCTCATGAAAGCAGAAAAGTCAGAAGTCAGGAGTGGCAAGCGGTACGACACATCGAAGGCGACCTGCATCGCCGACAATGAGTACTGGGACGGATCGAATTTCGAGCGCCACGGACGCAACACACACCTATACCGGACAAACAACGGCGCATACTTTGCAGTCCATTCGACACAATGGCAGGGAGAACAAAATACCCTCGAAGTGTTGAGCGAAGAGGAAGCCAGAGCACTTTATGAGAGTCTCTCAGAGCATAATGTCGAATGGGAGCAGGCATTCCCAGGTACACAAATCGAAGAAGCCTAATAATTACATAAGAACCCAACCCCAACACCCTGGGCATTGTGCTCTGCCGAGGGTGTTTTTATTCCGGACCGCACCGCCGAGACAGGCGATAGCGGATCTGAAAAATTTTTCCGAAACTCCGTTTCGCACTTCGTGGCAAGCGGACAGGGAATCGGGTTGCTGTAGGCTTCGCGTTTGGGATAGGGTTTGGATGCGCCTTAGCTCAGGCGCAAAACCCCATAATTCGGAGAGCCGTCCAAGTCCCCCTCTAATCACATCCGTTTCGACAGGAGAGCCAGGGCGTAGACGTGGCACGCGTGCCACACGCCCCTCCCCGAATGTGAGCCGACGAGTTTCCCGCCAAACCTTGACAGCACTTAGAATATTTGGTACATTTGGCACATGCCACAAGAGACACTATCAACCAAAGAAGCGGCGGAGATTCTAGAAGTCAGTGACCAAACTATTATCAATTGGTGGAAAGAAGGAATTATTGAAGGATACAAACTCAATCCGTCAAAGAGTAATTCACCAATACGTGTCTCTAAGAAACGCATTGAAAAAATACTTGGAGAACGAACGAAGCCGCAAAATCAGCCAAGCGGAAAATAATGAAACTGCAATGTTTCTTTTCCTGCTTGTCGTCGTCTGGCTCATAGCTTTCGAAATGTCCAGATAAGCGAGAGCGCCCCGTGCTTGAACACGGAGCGCCTTCGTAGGCCATCCGGCCGCAAAGGTAAGAGCCTAAAACACCGTACCTTTACAACCGAATAGACAGAGCGGGTGATGGGACTCGAACCCACGATATCTTGCTTGGGAAGCAAGCGTTCTACTTCGCAAGGCTTACCCATGTCAGACCTGCCCCTGCTTCTGCCTGTGCCGGCACCTGCCCACGCTGTAGCAGGCGGGCGGCAGACAGGTGCAGGCACAGGCACGCAGGAAAACGTAAGACACCGGCCACGCAGGAGAATCCTCACGAGAAGCCACGCGCAGCCGGTGTCACCATTATTTTACACGATGACGCTTTTAGGGCGCCATCAAAAGGAGAACCCTCACAATGAACAGAAAGAATCGCAATATCGCAGAATGGGCATTCTATGCCCTGATCGGCGGACTACTCGCCTACGCAGCCAGCCGGACACTGGACTTTGTGCAAAGCACACTCGCAGCCGACAAGCAAATTCTCGGATATCTCTACCTGCTGGCTACCGGAGTCGGCGCAGTCATCTGGCTGTACGTGTATCTCACCTACGCCGAAGGATCAAAGCAGCGCGGGATTGCCTTCATCATGGGCATTGCGGACCTGATCGGGGAAATGGTCCTGGTCTATGCAGATACCGTCCGAGTCGCATCCGCAAATGGACAAATGCAAATGACGGCCCAAGAGCAAGGCATTTTCATCAGCGCCAGCGTTGGGATCATCGGCCTGAACATCCTGGCCGGATACGCTTTCAAACTATTCGACCCCAACGCCGAAGCCGAAGCCCACGCCAGAGACATGGCGGATGAAGTCAGAGATGCAGCCGTCAAGAAGATGAACACGCCAGCCGAAAAGCAGCGCATGGCAAACGAGCTTGCGCCCATCCTCGAGGCCGCAATGTTCGAGCAGGTATCGCAGGAGATCAGGACGGCAGCCGGACAATACGGGCACGCACCCATCGACAACACCGTGTTCGACCGCAGGAAGCCTGCAATGTGGGTTTGTCTTGTTTGTGATGAATTCAATCTAATCCACAACAGCCAATGTATCAAATGCGGAGCAGAGCGCGGAACCAAGAAAGATGTTCCGAGCTATCACCCACAACCACAGGACTACACCGGAATCGCAAGCGAACTTTATCACCCAAAAACGCAATTCATCGAAGAAAAGAAGGAGGCGGGCACAAAGCTCAACCCTTTTCAACCAGAGTAGAACAACTAACCCAGGGACTCTGGATGCAAACCATCACCAGCAGGGACGGCAGCAAACGCAGAGCCTTTTGCCTGTCCTGCTTGAAGGAAGGCCGGGACGACTGGATCGGTGGAGAGTTGTGCAGCCACATGCTGGCCCCGAAAAAGCCGGTAGCGCCGGAGGCAGCACTCGATTCAGTGGTAAGCGCCAACCCATCCTAACTAAAACTTGCGCCTGTGGATGCGGCGAGAGATTCAAGACACATTTCGTGAACCAGAAATTCTTGAACAGCCGGCACAGAGACCGCTACTACCGTCGCAAGTAAAACACACGTGTAAACGCAAAAAGGAGAATTCTCATGAAACCAAAAGTCGAAACATGCACCTGCCTCCACTACATCGGCGACAATCCGCCTTGCCCGGTCCACAACGACCCGGAGAATCCAGCCAGCCGGTACGTTCCACCACGCCTGTCTGCGCAGGCAGGGATGACAGAAGATGAGACAAGACAAACTACTCCAAAAAGCCAAGCGCCTGCTTGAGCACAGGCGGCGCACATCACGAGCGCCACGGCTGGACGACGACATAATCACAGCGACCAGACTCCGCAGGTTGATAAAGGTCATCCGGCCAGGCCGGATCGTCAGATGGTTTCGCCGGATATTCAAATAAAAACGCTCTCGCGCGGCGAGAACCGCGCGAGAGCGAACCATAAGCATAGGAGAGTATACCATGAGCGAATGGATAAAATTCGACCAAACCACAATTGAAGCCGTGCTCCAAAAAAGCAAAGGCCATTGCTGGTACTGCGGAAAAGCTCTTACTATCGAGAGCCGGCGAGAACGTGTAAACAACAACATCTATGTCGTTGACCATTACAAGGCACAGAGAAACGGGGGAGGAAATGAAATAAGTAATTTAGTTCCCGCTTGTTGGGCTTGCAACAACAGGAAAAAATCAAAGACGCTGGAAGAATTTCGGGAAACGGAAACAAGAATAAGAAACAATGCGCCGAAATTCACCGACGATCAACTATTCTATTTGGAGTCAAACAAAATAGAACTTCCACACTATGAGCCTCACCGATTCTATTTCGAGAAAGAAGGTTTACAACCATGAGCGTAAAAACAATGGGCTTAGTTTGGGACATGGAGTGCCCCGCCGAAATAAACGAACTGCCATTCAAGCCAGGGCATAAATATGTACTCCTTGCCTACGCCGACCACGCAGACCACAATGGACGAAATATCTTTCCGGCCATCCAAACCATAGCCAGAAAAACCGGCTATTACGAGCGCAGCGTACAAAGGCTCACCAGCGAACTCGAAGATATGGGAATACTAGTCAAAGACGGACATGGGCAACACGGCACGACCCGATGGTACATCCCCGGAGCAGGGGGTGAAAAGATAGAGGGTGTCAAAATGACAGGTGTCAAAATGACCGGGGTGTCACGTAAAAGGGGTGTCATTCCTTCGGGTGTCATTCCTTCGGGTGTCATTCCTTCGGACGCTATTTTAGCGTCCGAGTTAAAGGATTCACCCTCAGATTTACAATATATAAATAATATAGAATTTGGGATGGTTTGGGAGACATTGAAACGCGAACTGCAAAAAGAACTGACCGAAAGCCATTTCACAAAATGGGTCGAGCCGACAAAAGCAGTCGCCTTTGACGGCAGGGTTTTGACAGTCGAAGTGCCGGACATCTATACAAGCGACTGGCTAACCACACGCATAGCAAAGCAGGCCCAAAGTAAACTGGCAGGAGTTATCGGAACTGACGAACCAATTCGCATAAAGTTTGTTGTGCAGGACCTGTCTGCACACCTGCCTGCGCAGGCAGGGGCAGGGGTGATGCCATGAAAACACTAGCCCTGATCCTAATCCTGATCCTTACGTCCCTTGCCTGCATGACAAGCACGATCGCTCCCATCGCCACAAAGAGCGTGCCGGCAACACCCACGCAAACGGCGATGCTGGCCACCACCGAAACCGAGCCAGCTTCGGGAGCCGTCTATCAGATCCCCACGCCATCCCCCCTGTGCGCGACCGTGACCGCAATCGAATCCCTACACCTACGGACGCAGCCGAACGAGCGCGCAAAGGTACTTGGCTACCTTCGCAATGGGGAGCAGGTCAGGACCATCACCTTTGGAAAATGGTGGAAAATATCCACCGCCAAAGGCACCGGCTACGCCAACGCCAAATACCTAGAACTCACGGAGTGCCTACCTAAGCCGCAGGCAGACAAACCATGAAAACCATCCTTGAAAAACTCAAGATCAAACTCGTTTACGCGGTCAAGTATGAAATGCAAACCAACATGTTCACAGGCCGAGCCGTAAACATAGAAGTTCCAACCGGCGAAATCCATATCTTCAAACTCGAAACGATAGACGGCTTCACCCTCGCGCCCTTCTCCATGTGCAATCTGGAGCACGCAGAGATCGGTAAGAAAACCAAAGACTCAGACAAGCGGCCAAACGGTTTACCCATGTGCACCAAGTGCAAAGCCGGATGGAAGAACCACCCGGACAGCCCATGGCTAAAGTGGAAGAAGGGGGCAAGGTTATGATCAAGCCCTCTATCCATCCCGCAACCCCGAGCAGACTCAAGACTGAATTCCGGCGAGCCAGATACAATTTCCGAACACTGGCAAAGGCGCTGGGCGTCAACGTGTACTACGTACACCGGCTCATCCGCTACGGCGAGGAGCCGGCAAATGAAAATATCCGCAGGATGCTTTACTTGCCGAAGCATCCACGCCTATCTGCCCTGCCTACGCCGCAGGCGGGCGCCACACAGGCAGGCGAACCATTGCCGGACTATGAAAAATGGTGGCGCTACACACTGAAAAAGGCAAACCGCATTCGCATCAAACAAAGGTTGTACCAACATGCCAAAGACATCGACAACAGTCCATCAGGGTAAACAGTTCGAGCAGAACGTCGAGCAGGCATTCCAGGCCGCGTACAAACGCAGCCCCAACGACGACGATCTCGCCGACCAGGAGCAGCTTCGCCAGATGCAGCAGTATTTCGCCACTGACAAACAACTAGACCCACAGCAAATGGCGCTTGAATGGCGGCTCTATAACATCACCGGCCACACCGCCGACCTCGACGAAGCCCTCGACGAATTCGAGAACGTCAAGGCAGCCGTTGGCGAACTGTTCAACGAGAACCAGGCACTATCCATTCTGAATCGCCAGATGCGATTGACACTCGACTTCGCAAGCAAGGCAATGGACATCGTAGAGCGCGACGCGGCAATGTTCATCACGCCGAAGGCCAGGAAGTGGATCGAGCAGTTCAGGCTTGCCTGCACCGCAAGCAGGGAGCAGTACACAAAACTCATAGCAGAAAAGGAGAATGACCATGCTAACCCAACTGATCAACCAAATGATTGATGACACGCGTCAGGGCAAACCAGCCAGGCGCTGGCTGAAACAAGGTTTACATATTTCCATCGTACAGCGTCCAAACGCATACACGCTCATTATCTCGCGCGACACCGTCTATCCATCCGAACAAGAATGGGAAACCGTACTCAAACACTGGCCTTACCATGTGGAAATCATCCAACCGAGTAAAATCGTGGACAGCGATCGGCACATGGCATTGAAAGCCGACCTGCCTACCTGTCTGCCGTGCAACAGGCAGGCCGAACCACACCTGTCCCTGCTTGCGCAGGCAAGTGCACAGGCAGAGGCAGAGGCAGGTGCGCAGGCAGGGCAAGCAGGGGCAGGCATTCCAACAGCCAGAGCCACGCAAGGAAAACTCTTATGAATGAAAAAAATCACGTCTATGTAAAATACAACCTTGCCACCAATAAAGTCGCCATAATAAGATACAACGCCAAGGGCAATAAAGAACTGCTTACCAAAACGGGCCGGTGGATTCCGTGGTCAGATCAAGCCGAACTATTAGACGGCCAAACAGAAATTGATGATGTTTACCGATACGATCCAAGATCATCTCCACCCGACGATTTGCTATAGCAAATCGTGCAACCTAATCCGTAATAGGATAATGTCATGGCAATCATCGAAGAACCCGAACAGCCGATCACAGACCGGACGCGCGCCATCCTGCAATCCATCGACAGCAAACTTGCCCTGCTTGCGCAGGCAAGCCAATTGCAGGATGTGAACGAAGCCGTCAGGGAAATCCAGCAGCATTTGCAAACAGGCAGCGCGTGGCAAACTGCCATCATCCGCGCACTGAATCAGTTCCTTTCCCATGTCGATCCTAATTGGAAAAAGAACCATCAGTAAAAATGTGAACGCCAAAAACGTTATTCAACAGCGCGCTGCTGTTGAATCATGAGTTGGGCGGCTTCGCCCAGAATAAAGAGGAAATCATGAATCTTGTTGAGCACGTAAAAGAGATCGAGAAAAAATATCATGCAGGGCAAAATTTGTTTCGTCGTCAGTCGGTGGGGTTTCTGCTTGAAAGGATCTCGCAGTTAGAGCAGTCCGCCCAACACAGCGTGGAGCCGACTGTTGATAACGTCGGCGAATCTCAAAAGTTGCCACCATTTGAAGATGATCGCTCTCAATGGTTTTAGCAGCGGCTCACGCAAGCCGTTAGGTGCTACCATGCTTGAATGTCCGTATTGCCATAAAAAACACGAGCCGCAAAAATTAGATTTTGATTGCGAGTGTGGCGCGTTGTGCAGTCGGGAAGATTGGTGTGGGTGTGGTTTTGTCTGGCATTGGTATCCGCCAGTTGAGAGCGCACCTAACAAAGCGTGAACCCGACAGGGGCAGGATCAAGAGAATCCAGGTAATGATGACGTTGCCTCAAGCGGGTGACGCAAAACCGTTGGGCGGACTTAGTTCTGTAGAAAAGGTGATTATGAAAAAGTTTATTATGGTGATTGTATGTGCTTTGTGTTGGTTGTTTCGGGAGATAATCCCGTCAACGTTTTACCCCCGCCGCTTGAACCTTATGCCAGATTTCGGCTCTTTAATGGTCAGGTTATGTCGTAAAGACTGGCGGGGACAAATGCGTGCAGGCGACATGGGTGGGCGGCGGTCAAATTCGGACAGTCATAACACCCATGCGCCTAACGCAAACCGTTAGCCCGCAAGAGGAAATATGCTTACTGTTTTATGGCTTGTAAAATACTTTCCCGAAGATTGGGAGCCGTCGCGTATCTGGTTAATTGCGGCGATTGAAGGTCTTATTATTGATGCTCCGCTGCTGGGTATCCTTGCTCGCGTGATTGCGGGCTAACAATGCGCCTGCCTGTGCAGACAGGGGCAAGTATGATAATATCCAACACAATCCAGGCCGCTTCCGCGCATAAGCCCCGAAGCGGACAAGGCGACTGCCTAATACCAGCCGCGTCAGAAATGACGCGGCTTTTTCTTTTTACACACAATGGAACAATACGACCTTTTCAAATTACTTTCGATCATCGACATGATGAGGGACAATTACAACCATCACGTCGCGCGCGTCGCGGAATACACGACACAACTCGCGCAAGCAATGGGCTTGCCGGACGTGGAACTATTGAGAGCAGGGGCGCATTTACACGACATCGGAAAACTACTCGTACCCAAGGACTTATTGAACGCGCCACGCAAGCTGAAGGCATTCGAGCGGGAAAAAGTGCAGGAGCATTCCCGCCTGGGATGGGCAATCGTGACGCAGGCCGGCTATCACCCAATCATTCTCGGAATGGTACTCAGCCACCACGAGAAATGGGACGGCACAGGCTACCCCGATCAGCTCGCAGGACAGCAAATCCCACTCGCCGCGCGCCTGTTGGCCATCTGTGACGTGTACGACGCACTCACGAACCAGCGGCCTTATCGGGACCGCTACACCTACAACTTTGCAAAATCATACATCCAGGGCCTCAAAGGCAAGGACTTTGACCCAGAGATCGTAGATGTATTCTTCGACAAGGTAATACCCGAAGAGGAAAAGGGGGAGGTGGACTCTTGACCACCACAACCGGCGCAGTGATCCAGAAGATCGATCAGCTATTGGAGGATGATAGCAACTTCACCACGAGGACAGGACTCCGCTTCATGACTACCGTAATGCGCGAAGCGCTGGAAGTGATAGGAGAAATCACCGAGAGCAAAGGCAGCACCAACACGCGTATAGCTAACATGGAAAACGCACTCAATGAATTTCTCATGCAGCAGAAACAACGGCGCGAGAAGGACGAAGCCGAGCGCAGTAAGTGGCGTTGGGCCATCATATCGCCCACAATTGCATTAGGTCTTATCGAGCTATTGAAATGGGTTTCTAAATGACATGCCAACTAAAAGACACAAGCCACCAACAGGGCGCAAGCACGGCGCTCAGCCAGGCAATAAGAACGCCGAAAAACACGGCTTCTATTCGCGCCGGTTCAACACGGACGAGAACGGACGACTCAGCACAGACGATCGCTTCGCGGTTGAAGATGAGCTTGATTTACTCCGTGTCTGCATGGATCGTCTTACAGCAGAATTGTCATTCGAGCCGGTACATATAAAAGACATGCAAGGAAACACCACACGCGACGGCCATTATCTAGGCCAACTCAACACACTGGCAACCATGACAGAAAAAATAGCCGGATTGATCCGAACACACTACCTCACGCGCGGCAAAGGCGGAACGCTCGAACAAGGCATCCTGGAAGCATTGGAAGAAGTACGTTTGGAGTTAGGACTTTGAGCACAAACAAGCAGACGATCAAGCACATTGTGAAAACATTCCCCGCCTTCACCGAACGGGGCGGGGGTATCGCCATGCGAAGCTATCAACTCACGCCGGCCAAAGCCATCATTGATTCAGTCATCCATAAAAAAGGACTCACGTTCGTCGTCATCATGTCACGCCAGGCAGGCAAAGACGAACTGATCGGAAACCTGCTGGCCTTCCTTTGCAACTTGTTCGCGCATCGTGACGTGGGGATCGTCGTCGCCAACCCAACCTACAAACCGCAGACGATCAATGCAATCATGCGCTTCGAGAAAAGACTCTCGACAAACCTGATTACCAAAATATTCTGGTCGAAACGCTCCGACTTCATGCGCATGATCGGGAATGCCGTCGTCTCTTTCCTATCCGGCGATGGAAGCGCCAACGTGGTAGGAGCGACGGCCTCACTCGCGCTCATCATCAACGAAGCCCAAGACATAGAGCCGAGCGTATACGATAAAAAATTTGCTCCCATGGTCGCCAGCACGAACGCAACCCGGCTCATTACCGGAACCACATGGACAAGCAAGACCTTACTCGCACGGGAAATGCACGCCGCACTCGAACTCGAAAAACAGGACGGGATCAAACGCGTGTTTATCTACAACGCCGATGCAGTCCGCAAGATCGTACCCGCCTACGGAACATTCATCGACAACGAAGTCAAGAAACTGGGCCGGCAGCACCCACTCGTCAAGACGCAATATTTCTGTGAGGAGATCGACGAGCTGACCGGCATGTTCAACGCCGCGCGGCGGGCGCTGATGATCGGGGACCTCCCTCCATCCTCCGTCCCCCGTCTCCCTGTCCCCGGTCACATCTACGCCTTGACCATCGACGTAGGCGGACAGGATGAAGCACTATTGAATCTGGACGGCATGGGCAACCCGGGCAGGGACTATACAACACTCAACATCGTGGACATAGACCTTTCCACACTCGAAGATTTACAAGCACCCACATACAGAGTCGTCAATCGTTTTTCATGGCAGGGACAGAACCATGTATCCATCTTCGGCATGATCAAAGCAACCACCGAAGTATGGAACGCTCAATATATCGTGATCGACTCCATCGGAGTGGGGGAGGGGTTGTGGGCGATGGCAGCCAAGCGATTCCCCACCAAGACCATTCCGGTCAAATTCTCACAGCAGACCAAATCAGAACTCGGCTACGCATTCATAGGAATGATCGAGACGGGACGTTTCCGGGATTGCGCGCCGAGCGTGATCGTTGATGAGCAATACGCCAACTGCGAAAGCGAAATCCTGATCGGGCCGGCCAAGACCATGCGCTGGGGCGTCAAGGACGGCACGCGCAACAGCGCCGGCCAACTCATACACGACGACCATATCACGGCCGACGCCATGACCGCCGAACTCGACAAACTCGAATGGTACGTGCCGGCAGAGACGACCATCATAGAACAGGCAGACGTATTGGAGGAGATGAGCAATGCCTTCTAAAAAGCCAACACTCAATCAACGCGTTCAAAGTCTTGAAAGGCAGCTTACCAACGCCAACGAAGCCCTTGAAATGGCACTCGCGCTCAGCCCCGAACGAGACAACAATTTTTTCACAGGCGGCATGAGTGGATTGTACGAAGGCCGTACATCGTGGGACCGTAAGAAAATTTTCGCCGAATCACTGCGCGCGTGGAGAGTAAACCCCATCGCGCGCAGAATCGTCAGGCTAATGACCTCCTTCGTCATCGGCAAAGGCTTGACCGTCACCAGCAGCCCGCACGAAGGCACAAACAAATTCATTCAGGAATGGATGAAACAAAACAAGTTCAAAAAGAACCTGAAACGCTGGAAGGATGAAGATACCAGAACCGGCAATCTATTTCCGCTCTACAACGTGGACGAGACCGGCATGTCCATCATCCGCATGGTGCCGGCAGAGCAGATCGAAGAAATCGAGACCAAGCCAAACGACATCGAGCAGGAGACCGGCTACACAAGAGACCTGATCGACAAGGAGCCGTGGAAAGCCTACGACAAAGATCAAAGCCAGCCATTATTTATGCTCCACTTCGCATCTAATCAGCCAGTAGGTTCGCCGTGGGGCGAAGCGGATTTATCGCCGCTCCTGGTATGGATAGGACGCTTCTCATCGTGGCTCGAAGATCGGGTAAGGCTCAATAAATTCCGAACAGTCTTTATGTACGTCATCAGCGGAGCATTCACCAGCGAAGCCGAGAGAGCCGCGCGCGAGAAGGCGCTCAACTCCAAACCGCCACAATCCGGCAGCCTGCTTGTAACAAACACAAACAACGGCGAAAAATGGGGCATCCTCTCCGCGCAACTGGACGCGTTCGATGCTTCGATGGACGGAACGGCCATCAAGAAGATGATTGCGTCCGGCGTAGGTTTCCCCATGCACTGGCTGGCAGAGCCGGAAGGATCGAACAAGACAACCGCCGAAGCAGCCGGAACTCCCACGTTCAGAACGTTAGAAGAAACACAGGACGATTTCTTCGAGATGATCATCGAAATGGCGCGCGTCGCGCTCGAAGTCAGAGCAAAGACAGACAAGAGTGTCGATGCGACCGCAGAGATCAAGGTCACAGGCCCCGACATCACAGAGCGGGACAATGCCACGTTGGCGCTTGCGCTGGGAAGGGCATACCCGCAGCTGGCAGATTTATTCGACCGTGAAGGGATCGACGACAAGGAGTTCCTACGGCTCATCTACAAGATGTTTGCCGAAGTGTGGCAGGGAGAGGCCACTCCGAAAATCAAACGCAAGCCACTGACCAAACCGGGCGCAGCAGCCGCGCCAAATCCAGGCGCAGACGAGACTGATCCAAAGGACGAAGGAACCGAAGAATAATGCCAATCCCAGGTCGAACCCCAAGACTTCTCATACCCATCCGCAATGTTGGACCGCGCTGGATGCAAACCAGTGAACCAAGACCCGGAATGGGCGGTGTCCAATGGGCATCCTGTGTATTCAAGCTTCAGGAGCCGAAAGAACCAACAGAACCAATATTTCCAGAGGGCTATATCCCGCACACCATTGAAGATATGGCCGAAGCCCAATTTGTAAATTTCAACGATCCATGCGATTAGGAGATAAACCATGCCACCCAAGACCACTACAGTCCCCGAAGCGAAACTGAAGGGGAAACCCATGCCCATCCTTCGCTCACTTCCAGTTCACGAAAAACTGGACCTACCATCGCGCGCCGAGATGCTCCCGAAGATCGAAAGCGGAGAAATAGATCATCTCGATTTCCAGGCGCGCGTATATGGCACAGGCAAGAACCACAACCCCTACGTGTTCAAGGACGAGGACTTACACAGCTTCGCCGGCAGCTTCGAAGGCCAGCCGTTCCTAAGAAACCACGATACCTACGACATCGACGCGCGCGACGGGACGATCATCGACGCGAGTCTCGAGGGCCAGGCATTCAAACAAACGATCCGGCTTACCACTCGGCGCGGCATGACCGATTTCATCGAAGGCAAGATCGACAGGTTTTCAATCGGATGGTTCTATGATGACGTGATGTGCTCCATCTGCAAACAATCATGGTTTTCAGCCGAGTGCAGGCACTGGCCGGGGCAGACCTACAAGGTAGACGGCAAGGACGTAATGGCAATGCTAATATTCATAAATCCCAAAGGCAAAGAGACCAGCGCGGTCAACACACCGGCAGTCGAAGGCACAGGCATAACCGAATTGCAGGAATATAAATTAGAAGTTATCGGCGCACGCCCTATCGGGCAGGCCGTAACCCATGCCGGAAAAATTCCGGCATCAAATCCAAAGACCGAAGGAGGTCTCAAGATGAAAAGGAAAGCGAAAATCAAAGTAACAAGCGAAGAGGGAGTAGAGTCGGAGATCGAAGGCGAAGTCGTTGAGACTTCACTTCAAGAACAGCAGATCGAGCAAAACCGCCAGGCAGCCGCGCAACTGCTTGGAGAGACCGAACGAATGAACGAATTCGAAGCCCAACTGGCCGAGAGCAACGCCGTTCTCGTAGCGCAATGCGAATTCCTGCTTACAAGCGGACTCGCATCATCCAGACTGCCGGATGTCGTCCAGAAGCGCATCCGAAGAGACTTCGAAGGCCGCGCCTTCAAAGCGCCAGAACTACAAGCCAAGATCGCCGAAGCGCGCGAAGAACTTGCCGCGCTCTCGGACGGTAACAACATCCAGGGACCAGGCCGCAGCATCTACGGCATAGTCGATAGCCGCGATCAATTCCGGCTGGCCGTCGAAGATCTATTCGGCAGGGAACGCGATCCGAAGGAAATGAACATAAAAGTTCACAGACTTCAAGGGATTCGGGACGCCTACGTAAAAGCCACAGGCGATGAATATTTCATGGGCGGCTACTTCCCCGAATTCTCACTGGTAAGCGCCAACTTCCCAGGCATTGTGGCAAACGTACAAAACAAAATGTTGGTGGATGCGTGGAAGGACTTCGAGGAGTCATACGGCTGGTGGCAGAAGATCGTAACCATCGAACACTTCACCAACCTGAAAACCGCAACATGGGTGCGCACAGGCACAATCGCCAGCCTGCCCGTGGTTGCTGAACGCGGAGAATACACAGAGCTGCCTATCGGTGACATCAAGGAAACATCCGAATGGGGCAAATACGGCGGATATGTTCCATTGACAATCGAAGCCGTGATCAACGATGATCTTCGCGCCTTCCGCCGCATGCCGTCTGAAGTCGCGCTCGCAGGAATGCGGAATATCTCCGAGCAGGTAGCCGCGATCTTCACAACCAACAGCCAGGCCGGTCCGGTCATGACCGACGGCGGAGCCTTGTTCAACTCAACCGCACAGACCACAGCGGGTGGACATATCAATTTGCTTACCACCGCACTCGGCACTGACTACACCGCCTGGAAAGCCGTCGCTCTCGCCATGTTCAAAAAGAAACTCATGGTCAAAAACGCAGCCGGCTACTACGGCACAGGCAAACCCCAGGGACTCAAGCCGAGTATCTGCCTTGTCCCTGCCGACCTGATCGATGCAGCCGAGGCTTTGTTCATCCCGCGCTGGGAAGCCAACGCCCAGAACATACCTGCTACGCAGTCAGTCCGCTGGGGTGGACGCGTGCAGCCTATCGCAGTCCCCGAATGGACAGACGCTACGGATTGGGCAGCGCTGATCGACCCCAAATTGCGCCCTGGGATCATGTTGGGCGAAATCTTCGGCGTCAAGCCTCAGATATTCTCAGCATCCTCAGAGACAGACCCCGCAATGTTCGCCAATGACGAATCGCGGCTCAAGGTCCGCCAGTTCGTGACCGTCGGCGTGGCAGATGACCTGCCACTACACAAGAACAACGTCGCGTAGGGATAGGTCTCGCACCTATCCTATTCACTCACCATCGGACGCAATGCTTTCGCCGCCCGATGGTGAGACTAGTCCAACCCATAAGGAGTAAACATCATGGGATACG